CGCAGATGGTCGAGTGGCTCGACCTCGCCACCCGCCTCCAGCTCGAGCGCGACCTCGCCGACCTGCCCGCCCTCGCCGAGCTGCTGGAGCGGAACTACTTCCACCTGCTGGCCAAGGGCGACCGTGACCCGAGGGACTCAGCCGTCCGGTACGTCACCCGGTTCGACGCCCTCGACCTGAACGACCGACGCCACAAGCCCGAGCCGAGCATCGACCACGAGCCGAGGTTCGGCGACAAGCTCGACCCGGCCGGACTGGCCGACCTTGCCCGCCGTGCCGGCGCACGACGACTCGGCATCCTGCCCACGCTGGAGTCCTGGGTGATGTCCTTCGAGGCCGACATGCTCGACCGGTCCGTGCCGCACACCGACCCGATCCTCGACGCGACCTCGACCGTGACCACCGCGGCGGGCTGGCTCTCCCGCCACCTCAACTGGATCCTCGGGCAGCAGCAGGTCATCGAGCTGGCCGACGAGGTGCGCGACATCGTCGAGGCGCTCGACTCCCTCGGGGTCAGCCTGCACGGACCGGACCACGCTGCGGTCGGCACGGTCAACGAGCTGGCCGAGTCGACCGGCATCTCGGCGTCCTCGATCTACGCATGGGCAACCAACGGATGGCTGACCGTCGTGAGCGAGAAGCGACCACGGACCTACATGCGCACCGAAGTGCTCGCGCTCTACAAGGCCTACGGTTCGAGGTAAATCGCATTACCTGCCGATCTGACGGCCTCACAGCCCCGACACGCCCAGTTGGATGGGTCGTTGACATCGAGGCCCGCAGATGGCAAATTCCAGCCTGTAGTCACCCGTGTCTCCTCACCCAGGTAGACACGGGTTTTGCACGTCCCGCAGTGGTGTTCGACGGCCCACACGCGGGAAGCCCAGCACCCCCTCGAACCTGAGCCGCGCCAGGCCACAACCACCAACCAGGCCACGGCGCCACCCACCCAGCGTGGGAGTTCAACGAGACCCGGACGCAGGCTCCGGTTCGAGGGGGCGACATGGGCGGCGCCTACGACTGGGCCCACCAGAAGGACCGGGCCGACTGGCAGGCGGAGATCGACATCAACCCCGTCCGCTGCGCCTGTCGGGGTGGATGCGGCAAGCACGCCGGCCGCTGCCGAGTCGTGATCCACACCGGGATGGTGTGGCACCTCGGGCACAAGCGGGCCGTCGCGCAAGGCGGAGCAGATGGACCCAAGGCGCCCTGGTGTGAGCCCTGCAACGCCCGAGATGGCGTGAGGGTGAGAGAGGTGCTCAAGCGCGCTCCTCGCAGCTCTCGTGACTGGGGCTGAGGGGTAGGGGGGTCGAAAGTTCGCAGGAATGATCGTCCAAGACCCAACCCGCTTGAACTTAGAGACGTTGCGTTGCGTTGCGCGTTGCACCAGAGGGGGTGGCGGCATGGCCAAGCTCTGCGAGTGCGGGTGTGGGGTCGAGTTCAGCCCCGTGCGCAGCGACGGACGGTTCGCCTCAACCACATGTCGGAGCCGCGCGTTTCGCAAGGCCAAGGCCAACGCCGCCGACGCCCAGCTCGCCGCCGACGCCACGGTGGTGTCGATGGTGGGACGTAAAACCAAGGCCTCAGCTCCCACGGCGCCCACGACTCCGGGTGCCGGCGGGGTGGAGAAGGCGACGACCCGCGAGCTTGGCGACGCCCTCGGCACTTCGCTGGGGCAGCAGGCGCTCGTGCTGGCACGACGGCTCGACCAGGCGACCGACACGGGCTCGGCGCTGGCTTCGATCTCCAAGCAGTTGATCACCGTCACTGCGGCCGCAGTCCGGGAGAAGGCTCCCGACGCCGAGAACGACCTGGTCGGCACGGTGCAGGCCGAGGTTATCGCCATGCGGCAGCGGTTCGCCAATGCCGGCGCCTGACCTGCTGCAGCCGGCCTACCTGCTCTCCCCGCCCTACGACTACACGCTCGGTGCGAAGGTCGCGCAGATCGCGGAGGTTGCCGAGATCCCGCCAGACCTCGAGCAGCAGCTCGGCATCGATGCGATGTTCGGTGAGCGACGCGGGTTGCCGGTGGTCTTCGAGGGTCTGGTGGTCGGCGGACGGCAGACGTTCAAGTCGGTGCTGTGTGAGCAGGTCTTCCTCGGCTGGATGTTCGTCACCTGCGAGCCGGCCGCGACGTGGTCGGCTCACCAGCACAAGACGGCCCGGGAGAACTTCGAGGATCTGGCTGGGCGGATCGAGGGCACCCCGACGCTGTCGCGCCACGTGCTGCAGATCAAGGACGGCGAGGGCTCAGAGGACATCATCCTGAAGGGTGGCCAGTACAACCGCGGCCGCCACTTCCCGTTCGTCACCCGCTCCACCCGGGCGGGTCGTGGGCGCAAGTCCGCGAAGCAGATCTGGGACGAGTACCTCTACGTCACCAAGACCCACGAGGGCACCCTGATGCCCGCCATGTCGACGTTCCCCGACGCCCAGCGGTTGGGCGCCACCTCGGCCGGGCTGGGCGGATCCGCTCGAGCCCGCTCACTCCGGGACCGCGGCCGCGCGATGGACCTCGCCGCCGAGCCCCGGTTGTTCTACATGGAGTTCTGTGACGACCTCGGCGGCGAGTGTGCGGCCGGGCCCGAGTGCACGCACATCTACGGTCAGGTCACCGGCTGCCGCTATGACGATGAGCCTCGCTGGTGGCGCGGCAGTGTCGGCCTGCACCGCGGCCGGATCACGATCCAGTATGTCCGCGACGAGCGGCGCTCACTCGACCCCGGCGAATTCGGCCGGGAACGACTGGGCTACTGGGACGAGCCGACCGGGGATGACGCACTGGTCGGCATCGAAGAGGAGTCATGGACGGCGCTGGAGAACCCGGGGTCGAACATCGTCGGTGAGGTCATCTTCGGCCTGGACGTGAACCCGATCCGGTCGTGGTCCTCGATCATCGCCGCCGGCATGAACGCCGACGGACGTAAGCATGCCGAGCTGACGACCCGCAAGGGCAAGGACGGCGAGCTGACTCTCGACCATCGGCCGGGCACGACGTGGCTGCTGCCGCGGTTCAAGAAGCTGGCGAAGGCGTTCCCCGGTGCGCAGGTCAGGATCCTTGCGAAGAGCCAGGCGGAGACCTTCGGCCCGAGGCTGGAGCGGCTCGGCTTCCGGGTTGAGTACATCCAGCCGGGCGACTGGCCCGAAGCGGTAGCCGACGTGGTCGACGCGATCGCGATGGAGGAATTGGCCCACCTGGGCCAGACCGAACTCGACCTCGCCGTCGGGTCGGCGGTGCTGGTCAGTGTCGGCGAGGAGCGTAACCGGTGGGGTCGTCGGAAGTCCGACGGCGAGATCGGTCCAGTGGTGGCGATGACCGCCGCCCTATCTGGGGTCGGGGAGTCCGGTCCGCACATCTGGTGACGAGAGGGGCGGCGTGAATCCCGAACGTATCGAACTCGCCGGCCTGGTGCTGGTGGTGCTGGCGATCGCGGCCGGCATCACCGCAACCTTCGTCCTGGCCGGCTGGCCTTGGGCGCTGGTCACCTTCGCAGTCTCGGCCGTCCTGGGCGGCGTGTCCCTGATCCGCACCGCGGCGCTCACCCCGCCCACTGAAACCCCGAAGGGTGGTGAGTCAGCGTGACCCTGTTCGCCCCACTCATCCGCAACTCGCTGGAGAACCCGCAAGTGCCGATCTCCTCCGCCGAGGTATCCAAGTTGTTCGATGGGTTGCCTTCGAACGCCGGCCCGTTCGTGAACGAGCAGAAGTCGCTCACCATCGCAGCCGTCTGGCGTGCGGTGAACCTGATCGCAGGCAGTATCGCGGCACTCCCGCTGCACGCGTACAAGACCGTTGGGGACACCCGGGAGCAGATGCCCGCAGGCAGTCGCGCTGCGATGCTGCTCGACAATCCGCACCCCGACATGACCCGGTTCGAGTGGCTGGAGTTGCTGCTGGGTCACGTGCTCCTCTGGGGCAATGCCTACGCGTTCCTGACCTTCTCCGGAGTCAGGAACGAGCCGAAGCTGATCCCGATGCACCCCTCGAAGGTGAAGCCCTGCCGGCACAAGAAGGACGGATCGAAGTACTACGAGATCGACGGCATGGAGGGCGAGTTCACCGACGCCAACCTCCGCGGTGCCGACGACCGGGCACGAGTGCTCCACATCCCCGGCTTCGGCTACGACGGCACTAAGGGCATGTCCGCGATCAAGGCCGCTCGGCAGAGTCTCGGCCTGGCACTGGCGGCTGAGGAGTTCGGCGCACGGCTGTTCGCGAACGGCGCCCTGTCTACCGGCATCGTAACCACCGAGAAGTCGATCGGCGATCCGCAGATGAAGGCGCTCGCAGCCCAGTGGAAGCAGAAGCGCAGCGGCCTCGACAAGGCGTTCGACACGATCTTCCTCGACGGCGGCCTGAAGTACCAGCAGTTGACGATCCCGCCCGAGGACGCCCAGTTTCTCCAGTCCCGGAGCTTCCAGATTGACGAGATTGGACGCTGGTACGGCGTGCCCTCGTTCATGCTCAACTCCACCGAGAAGTCGACGAGCTGGGGGACCGGGATCGAGCAGCAGCAGATCGGCTTCCTGAAGTTCACCCTG